AGTATCATTACAAGATCCTTTGTTCACCAGCCATTTGTATCCGTGCCGTAACCTGTTCCATCGCCCATGGAGCGATACCTGAATTGTCGAGTCTGAGTATGGCCGCGAAACCGCGTACCTTCGGCCAGTTCGTAGCCTGCATCCCGGTGTCTTCGTCCCAGGTACCTGAATCGAGAGTCGTGGCAGTTATCGCAGCCTGGTTACTGTAGCCCACCTTCAAACTCCAATCCACGGACCCCGAGTTGACGTCGAGCATAGCCATGAGCATCTGAAGCATACCGTCTCTCGTTCTGCCGTCTCCCAGCATGATCGGACCGATCTCGACGTAGGACTCTATCTCTTCTCCGTCGTCACCTTGTTCGAACTCCGAGAATCGTCTCATGTACCCGTCACTGCCGCCCATGATGACGTCTGAAGTGTTCACCACCGCAGTACCAAGAACGTAGACTGAAAACGGGATCAAGTCTTCCGGAACGGCAACGGGGAAGAACCCCTTCGTGCGCCAGTCCATCCAATAATGAGTGTTCTTGACTCCGGACTGCCATACGAAAAGGTGAACACCCTCGTCCTTCGAATCGAACGCCATGGAGACTTGATAAGCGTCTTGCGTAAGGTTCTTCAGACCGCGAGGGATAGCACTTGAAAGCATCTGAGGCCTGCCGTTGCCTCCCGGGGCAAGTCCATACACGCCTGAAGCCGAAAGGAAGATCAATTCGCCGTCATCGCTTTCGCACCATGCGTCTGGTCCCACTATGCCTATCGTCTTTGACACTGGACCGAGATTCGCTCCTGCGTAGGTCGGATCGCCCCTGAGAATGTAGGTCTGCCTCGCACTGCCGAATATCACGTAGTCGTCGTTGTGCGGAGATATGGCAGTTATGGGCTGTCCCACGTCTCCCGCTTCGGCGTTCTGCCCGGCAACCGCTCTGCCGTAGTCCGTATCGCTTGCGCCGTAATCCCAGTCAAGAGCATCGTATTGACGAGACATGTACCATAGACGAGAGTTGCCTCCCATTATGATTCTTGCCCTGTAACGCTCTACGATGGTCGATCCAGTAGGCACTTGTCCCTTGCCCGAAGTCGCAACCCACAAAGACAGCGCGTTGGTCGCGGGATCGTACACCTTCGGACCTCTTTCGATATGATAGGAACAGGTTCCATCGCCGGGATCTGGCGTGAGCGTGATACCACCGGACGCGATGGACTGAATCTCATAAGTACCGTCCGTCGTACTTCCCGTTCCGTTTGTGATGACCACGACGTAATCGTACACGTCGAGGTTGATTGCCGTCCAATCGGCAATGGACGCGGCAGAAAGGACGGCAGACGTCAAAACGCCGTCTGTTCCTTCGGCACGAGTGTCCCCGTGATCCGCAATATATAGTTTTCCGCTTAGGTCCGTCGCCCTAATGCGCACGTCCGAATTGATCGAAAGGTTGGAAGTCACTTCCTCCATAACACCTTCGAAAGTCTCTTTGTAAACCGACCCGCCTGCTCCCGCAACCAAGATGACCCGTTCCTTCTGATCCAGCGTGTCAACGTAATATTGGACCAACACCGACTCGACCATGCAGGCCGCGTCTTCAACCGTAGCCTCAAGACCGAAGCCGAACCGCTTGTGACTTGAATCAACCGCGCTAATCGTCTCATCGACCTCGAGAGTGTTGTCAACGTATACCTTGACGCTCGTTCCGCTTATGAGGAACCACAGAAGACGGCTCTTGACCGTATCAGTCGAGGTGAGCCCCGTAAAGTTGTAGGTGTTCTGTAGAACGCCTCCTGAATAGTGTTTCAAATTGCCTGAGTAGCTGTCCGTGCCGTCAACCATGGTCAAGGTCGCCAACAGCCCGTCCTGAAGCGGATCGGGGCTAGTGTCGTCCAACCCCGCCCAAAGCGTGTAGTTGCCTCCCATGACCCCTTGATAGGGTACGCACAGAAGTTCGACGGTGAACGCCTGAGACACGTCTATGACGGGAACAAGAGCGTCCTTCACTCCACCAGCCTTTGCGGTGTCGTCCTGGTACACGATGGCCGCATCGTCGCTTGTGTAGATCGTCGGCAGGCTTGAAGAATAGGAGGCAACGGCCGTCCAGCCGTTGTCCTCCAGAGTCGTTACCTGAAAGTTTTCCGCGAACTGAGTGAACCCGCTCGTATCCGTAATCGCGACGGAACTTATGAGGTTCACCTTCGCCCCGCTACCCAATTCGGTCCTGTAACCTTTTCGGATGCCGGGACGAGAGCCGCCCCGCCCCTTCCCCTCTATCGTGTCGAACGGTCTGACGTTCTGCAGATTAGGAGAAGTGTACGGAGGCTGGTTCTGAAAGCTCATTTGCTTGTCCAGCCCCCTGGCGGGGAACAGCAATCGTTTTTCGCGAAACTTAGGCATTGCTATTATTTACCCCATAGCTCTACGAGGTAGATACCGCCTGTGTATGCAGCACCAGTGTCACCGCCCTTGGCGACGAAATAAAGGTACTCGTCGGCAGCGGGAAGTGCGGCCAGTTCATCCAACTGTCCTGCGGTCCATGCGCCGTGGTCCAGCAAAAGCGTTTCCGCCAAATCGGCAATCGCGCCGTCATACGCACCTGTGGCTTCAGTCGCGGAGTACAGTGCCATATCGTCATCACCGCCTGCGGCGACTTCCATGCACATCATACGACCTGCGATGATCGTTCCGTTACGAGCGGCCGTCACCTGACACAGATAAGCCGCACCGCCTGCAGCGGCACCGATAATGTCGCCGTCGGTAGCCGTAGAAGCCAACCCAGTCAGGTCAACAAGCATCTCAGTCTTGTAGAGGCCGCCAACCTTGACTACGCTATGTTCGCAGATGGTTCCAGTTCCACTTGTGATACCAGCTCCGGCACCAGTTGCAACGTCGGCAAGGATATTGCCGTCAAGCTGATTCAACTCTGCCGCAGTGGCAGTGACCGCGCCAAGGTTGCTGACGTTGAAGTCGGCACTTGCCGACGTGCCTTCGTTGACGTAAAACGTCGTACCTGCACTACCGTCTGTTTTGATGAAGATGCACCCCTTCGCGTAACCAACTGCTCCGTCGGTAGGAACCGTCGTGCCGACGTCGTACAATTTTGCTTGACGCTGAACGCCACTGACGTTTTCAGGTCGCGTTGATCCCAGGAACAGACGTCCCAATGCTTGCTTGTTCATTACTGAACTCCTTTTTGTTTGTTTCGAGGATTATTTTCGTTCACCGAGTTAAGGGACCTGGGCTTCGAACCTCCTCTAGTCGTCTACCCGTTTGGTCTTGCTTACAATTCTTCTCTTTTCTTATTTTAGGTTTCTGTTTGGTGATTAAAATTCAGATGGATTGTCTATTGCGTATTGTTGCTGAACAGTCAAAGGCCTGTCCTCGGCATTGTCGATACGAGGCTTGAACGCGGCGATCATCGCGTCTCGTTCTTCTTGCGTGATTCCCATCTTGTCAAGAACCTCATCGGGAATCTTCTGAAACCCAAAGCGCGTATCGACCCATTCCGTAAGTCCGTCTGCCCATTTGATCGTCATCTGCTTGTCTGGAGCAGGTTTTCCGTTGCGCATACCTACCAAAGGTAGCTTTTCGTGGTTGTTGATCGCGTCAAGCATACCTTGCGCTTTGCTCTTGTAACTCTTTGCCCATGTATAATATTGTTTGCTCATATTGTCCTCCTACGCGGTTGGTGCCGCTGATTTGTACGGATGTCCTACTGGCAATGCGTCAACCAATGCCGTGTCGCCGTTGATGCCGTCCCACTTCCAAGCTAGGTAGCCTTCGATCTTTTGGCGGGTGGCATCAGAAAGCGAATCATTAATAAAAATCAATTCGTTTATGTCGCCATTCAGGTACGATCCAGGAACTATATCATATCGACCCAATACGAATGTGTCGATCCCATTCGTTCCACATGCTTGATTGACGAAAGTCGGATCGCCAAAAACTCTAATACTAGAGTTGTTCGTTGCACTATTGAACTCAACTCCTGATATTAGCGTATCCGATGTGTTCGCTATGTATGTGCTTGTTTTAAATGTACCCGCGTCGAAAGCCAATGCTTTAGAAGTATCAATATAGTACGCATTTCGTGAACCCGTATTGGCTCCATCAAAGATATTCTGAAAGACACCTAAACCACCGTTGAATTTATGCACCACAAACAAAGTGTTTGGTTGACTTAGTTCAGTAAACGAGTCGGATTTCATGTAATCATCCGACCCATCAAACGTAACTTTCTTGTTTACGGAATCATAGATAGGCTGACGGCTTCCAGTTCCCTGCGTGACGTCGCGGCTGTTCCCGCTCTTGTCGTCCCATTGCGATACGCCAGTAGCCTCGGTTATAGTATCCGCATCGTTCGCGTCAAGCCATAGCGCGGTGGTGATGTCGGCGGGTGTCCATGGAGATGGTCCGGATTCACCCGCGCCATAGCTATACTGGTATTTGTACTTGAATCCTAGCATCGTTTATACTGGCTCCGCGCGTTTCTTCGAGAAGCTGACAACCAAAGTCTCCGTACCCGAAGCGACGATCACGGAGAACGGACCGTTGCGCATGAACGATGGTACGTCGTGACTCGGGACGTCCTTGCCGGGCTCTATCTGAAGACCAAGACCCGCGACTGCCGTATCTCCGTTCGGACATACCGTTATTGCGTTCGTGTTTCCGGACGGTGCCTGGAAGATGAACTCTTGGTTGGTTTCCGACCCGCCGAAGGTCTGGGCCGTGGTGCTCACCGTGATACTGTAATACTTTGCGTCTGCCATGATTGGCTCCCGTTGTTAGATTTGAGTTCCGTTGTAGTAAAGTGGCAATGCGCCTGTCGTCCTGTTGTACATACCGCCTCTCGAACCGTTGTTGCGTCCGTTGAAGGTGGTCCTCGGATCGTCGTTGCAGCCGAGCGTGTCGGGCAGCGACGTCATTTGATCCTGAAGGATGGCTCTCGCGAGAAGAGACTGATACTCCTGTCTGAAACCTCTGTCTATTCCCGTTCGCTTCTCGACCTCCGCAAGCGCGGCGTATCTGATAGCCTCTGAATACACTTGAACGCCCTTTGGGTATGGTGCGCTGGCCGTCAATGCGTCAGGCAGTATCGTATAGGCGTAGGTGAAAGTTATGACCGCGTTCGGGATGGGGTAGAACGCCACCTGTTGACGCTGCCCGGTAGTGCCGTCCATCGCTTCGGGGATTATCGCGAATATGCTAGGCGTATAGGCGTAGTTCACGAATCCGCTTCTGTTGCCGAGCACCGTCGCTATGTTCGTGTTTTTCGCACGATCGCGAACGTACCCGTCTTGAAGTATGAAAAAGTCGCCGTTGATGCTTCCGAAGTCGTCCGGAAGTCTGTAGTTCCCGTCTGCGGTGATCGTGAAGGTATCGTCTGCGGCTTCACCGGAGGCGTCTCCCGTCACCTTGATCTGAGTTGCGGAAACGTAGTCCGAAATAACGTAGCTCGTACCGCTCGTATCGAAAGTGAAGCTCTTTCCTTCCATGGACGGATAGAACTTGCTCGCGGTTGCGGTGATGGTCGAGTCGGGATCGGCATAGCTTGGACTACCGGAAACGGTTCCGGTAGTGGTCGGCCACACGATCAGCTCCGACAATGGTTCGAGAAAACTCCACCGATAAGGCTTGCCTGCCGGATCGACTGCCGAGAAAAGGAAATTGCGGTATCCGTCGTTCACGCGACGAATGATTTCAAGATTCTGATCCGAGGACCATTTGCCCTCCGTCCTCGTATAGCCAAGTTCCTCGGCCACTTCAAGGCGAATCTCGTTGTAGGTCTGTATGAGTGTCGGTTCCGACATGTCGCGTTCCTCACTATGTTAAGCCCCCCCGCCCGGATCGACGGGGAGGCGTATGCCCGAGAGACTAGGCTAAGGTTGCTCCCTTGTAGGAGATCAACTGCCATTGCACACCATCCCATTCAAGCGTTGCGCTTTCGGCGGCAGCGTTGAGTGTGATGCTTGCAAGTGCCGTCGTGCCGTCCATCTGAACGCCAGTCGTAACGGTGACCACCAAATCCTGCGGAGTGGCATGCACTGCGGAGATGTAGTAGCTTTTCCGTTGACCTTTGACGGTACCATTGGCGAGGGTGTTCGTCAGACCACCCGTTGCGGCTGCGGTGCTGATGCGGGACAGACCTTCGGCGGTCAAGACGACTGCGCCGCTTGCGCCAGTCGCGATGATCTGAAGCAGTCCTTCGTCCTCACTGCCGTCGAACAGTTTGACGTGTGCCAAACCTGCTTCGGTGATGGTCTGAAGGATGATGCCGGAGCCCTTGCCGCGGCCTTCGCCGTTCAGCATGAACTTGCCTGCGTTGTCGCCGCAATCAAGCGAGACGATCTGACCACAAGTGGCCGCTTCGCCTACGTAGACTTCGCATGGGTCGCTGCCCGGCTCTGCGATCTCGACCATTCCCTTGTCGGACCGTCCACCAGTGAGAACGCCTGCGAAGTATTTGTTGTATGCCGCAGCAGTCGGGTTCCGAACGTACTTGCCGCGAGCGGCGTCCTGGACGGTGACTAGTGCTGCGTCGGTGGAAGTGTGGTCATAAACCACACCATAGCCTTTGGTATAGCTCGAATCGAGGCCGTAGACTCGACGAAGCTCTAGGCGGGGCTGGAACTTGTAATTGGCTTCTGACATTTTCAATTACCTCTTGTTTGAGTTATCGTTTCGCTCTACCGATTAGGAAGCGCGGTTCAGAACGGCCTGACGACGACGATCCGTGCACATGATGTTCCAGGTAACGTCATAGAAGACGCTACGGGTCGTGTGCTTCTTGTCAACCGTCAACGGACCAGTTCTGCGCCAGGCGTTTTTGCCGTGTACGCAAGTCTGGAAGTGTTTCAGGTCGAGCATGAAGATGGGATCTTCGTTGCTGGTCCAAGTGCTGTCGATGGCCGGAACGTATTCAATCGGAATCTTCTTGAACGTGATGTCGTCCATGTAGGTCGCGAGGTCGCGTCCGATATTGTCGTTCTGACTCCGTGCGATGTCGATCATACCTTCCTGAGCGTCTTCGCCGCACATGATCTTGTAACGATAACCTTCCGCGCCATTGCCCTTCAGAGCCTTTACGGGGCTCTTGAACATGATCGCACGCCATGCTTTGCGCATTTTGCGTGAGAGGTCGTCGTCGGTGAAAGCATCGTAATCCGCGAGGTAATGCTTCCAGTTCGTGTACGTGTCGGAGGACAGGCCGCCGGGACCACTGGAGAATCCGGTGATGTCGCCGCCGAGTTGACCTTCCTGGTCTGCCGTAGCCAGCTTCAACCAGTATTGCAGACCCCAGGGGGTCAGCTTGTCGCTGCTGCTGCTTGGCTTGCCCAACCACGCGAGTTCCATGATCTCGGCAAGACCGAGCATACAGTCGGCTTCACGCGATTCGATGAGGTCGAGGATCTGATTACCCAGCGATTCGGGATCGCCGTTATTGAAGATCTCTTCCATGTAATCGAACGTGAAGTTGTTCGTGGTATGACGCCACGGCACTTCGATCCCCTGCAGGTTGTCCTGCACGTTGAGGGAGTCGTCCTGGTATGCTCCGGCGTGTTTCGCGCCCTTGGTCTGCGTTACTTGAAGCTGATGCTTCATGGTTTGCGTGGTTTTCTTGCGCATCGCGGGGGGCTTGAGCATCTGCTCGAGAAGCGGATACGTGGTCAAGTCCTGTGCGATCATGCCCCAGCGGGGCTCGGGATAGCTGCTCAAAGTCGATGAAATCAGATCATCTAGTTCTTCGTATGCGAGTGCTGCCATTTTCAATTCACTCCGTTAAATCGCGTTCACCGTCTGCCCATGGCTTTCCTGAGCCTGGAAAACAAGTTCTTCTTGGCCTCTGCCTTTTGATTGCGCACGGACGGAGCCTTGCGCTTCGATGGCTTGGCCGTTGAACGAGTTTGTCTGTGCTCCTCGGTCCGGGCTTTCGCGGCGTTCACGGTTGATCGTTTCTTTTGTTCCGGAAACGTGATGCCCACGGCGACGTCGAACAGTTGAGGGACGTCCCATTCGGGATGACTTTGACGGAGGTTCAGAACCTCCTTGAAGATCTTCGCCCTGTTGTTTGCGTGTTCGGAGTCCGATGCCAGATCGTCCATGCTTCCTTTGCCGACGGTATCTTCCCAGTCGGAACCCAGAGCGATAACCTGGTTGTCGAAGTCCTTGGCGAACCGCAAATCCTGTTGCCGTTGCAGTTGTTCGTTGTTTCCCTTCATTTCATGAAGCATCTTGTTCATCGCCTCGTGCTGCGCTTTCATCGCGGCATTGAACTTCTCGTTCTGGCTTTTGAACAATTCGGCCGCGTCCTCGTCCAGGTCTTCGGGAGGCTCGAAAGCGATCTCCTGAAATTCGCCCAGAAAGTTCGATTCTTCGGCTGTTTCGTCACCTTCCGTACCGTTCTCGACGGACTTGGAGGTTCCCTTCTCCTGCAAACGAATGGCCGCTTCAAGAGCCTTCGGACCGAATGCGTCGATCTCGTCATCCGACAACCCCGCTCGAACTGCGCGTCGATACAGGTCGCGGTTGATCGTTTGCGTTTCGTCGTCACCGGAATCTTCATCGGTGCCGCTATCTTCATCGCCGGAATCTTCATCGGCGTCTGAATCCAAATCTTCTTCGTCGTCCTTGTCGAGGTCGCCGTCTATGGCTTCGTATCCGGTTGGTTCATCGTCTTTCTCATCACCGTCAACGGCCGCATAGACGTCTTCGGGCTCCGGCTTTTCCGCTTCGCGTTCAGCCGCGTCCTTCACGCCTTGACTAAGCTGTTCGTGCAACTTGTCCCTGTCTTCTTGACTCATCTGTTCCATTTCGTTTTCCTCGGGCTGTTAGATGAAGCTATCTCTGTCTATCATTCCGTGCAGCTTCATGTGTTTTCTTCTGTGATTCGCATCACGATAGATCGCATCTCCGTTCTTGGCGTACTCAGTAGGAACACCCATTTCTCTGTCGTACTTGGTCTGTTCCGCTATCTGGTCCTCGCCAACTCCCATTGCGGCCGATCTCAACGGCCATCCGGTAGCCGGGGTTCCGCATGGGACGTAAACTCGTTTCAGGATTCGTCCGTCATTCTCGATGAACTCTCCACGCTGGCCCTCGACCTTGAACTGTCTCGTTCTCATCTCATCGAAGGTCATGAAGATTATCTCATGAATGCCGTCTTCATCTTTGTAAACGTAGTTGGGCATGTTACTCCGTTTGTCCTTTGCATTTCTGTATTGCGTACTTCACTTCCTGCATGACTTCGGCGTTGTCGCTCAACGCTTTCGTATTCTTCTCTATGGTCGTGACCATTCGTTCGCGGTCATCGTCCTCGATCCTGTTCATTCGGTTTGCAAGTCCGTCTATGTCCTGCCTGTTCGCGTCGAGGATCTTGTTGATCACCTTGTATGACCCGTAAAGAAGAACTATGATGATGACGGCCAACGGCCCGAAATCCAGAACCTTTTCCAATACCTTGTCAGACATCAGACACCTACTCTGTTCAATGAATCGCGTTGACTTTGCTGCGGGTTCCCACCCATTCCAATCTGCGCGATTACGTTGTCGCGGGAGGCCCGTGTGCCGCCAGTCGGCACGTTCCTTCGGATATACTCCCTCGTCGTCTTGTTACCTTTACCGGGTTCGATGGGTTGATCTTCGTCGCCCGGAGCCATATCGGAGAATACAAAAAGTTTCTTGAACTCCGGCATGTTCGCGTAGTCGCCAAGCATGTTGCAGAGTTCTTCGGTGTTGATCGTGCCGCCCTGTTGCTGAATCATCGGCATGAGCGGGAGTATGAACTCCTGCATTAGACGGCTGGTTATCTGAATCTTTTCCTGCGGCGTCCTGTTCGTGAGAGAGTACACGTCGAACTCCACGTTGTAATCGAGAAAGTCGCCTTCCTTTTCGTCCTGGTTGAAACGCATCGGGATCTTGATGCCGGACGGATACGACTTGACCAGCGGCAAGTCCACGTCGGGATCGTTCCACAACTCATCGGCTATGCCCTTGCCTATGGACTTGAGACATTTGATGGAGCGTTCACGAAGATCGGCCATGCGTTGCCCCGAGTTGACTCCCATCATCTGTTCCTGGCCGAGAGTGTCGGCAGACGCGGAAAGACCGCCTATGGAGTCTATGTTGCCGGATATGTAATTGAAGAGGTCACGGCTTTGAGC